GTATTCTGTTTCAAGAATCGTTGTTGCTTTTTCTTTATATATAGACATGATTTTATTTAATTCTTGCACCACTTCATTTCTAGCATCTGTCTGTGCTTTTATAGCAACTTCTTCATTTACTGTTGATACAAAATCTCCTCTCATAATTTGTATATTTTTTTTCATATTTGGTTTATTTATAACTTCTGTTAGTTTGTCGTACAACCTTTTACCACCTATTTTTGTTGATGCTGTTAAATATACAAGTTGTGCATATTCATCTGTATTTAACTTATATGCACCTCCTAATAAACTTTTCTTTGGTGGTTTAAATTCTCTATTGGTATCTGCAATAACACTTAAAACAGGATCGTTTATTGTTTGTGTATCTGTTGACCAGCCATCAAGTAATACATTCCAGTTATGCTTTCCAAAGCCTACAGGGAATGTTCTGTATTGACCTGTAATCCAGTTTTGTTCTGGTCTAAGTTCAGCATTGTAGAAAGGAGTTGTTGCAGCTAATTCATTTAAATATCTTCTAACTGAAAATAAAGGTGACTCATCTCCATACGCTGTTTTATCCATAAGTATATTGCCATCTGAAAAACTTGAATATGTGTTCATAGCTTTTTTTACATCTCTACCAAGAGCAGAATATGGATTTGTAACAGCAGCTAATCTTCTTGCTAAATATCTTTGCAAACCATCAGGTCTATCAAACATCTGCACTATTTCAGTAATACCTTGCAAATAAGATTTTTCTACTAAATTTCTTGATAGTGCTACTTTTGCTACATCTACAAGCTGCTGTCCTCTGTCATCTTCTGGATTTAGATAACCTCTTACTTGTGCCATATCAGCAGATAAAGATAAAAAGTTAGCCCAAGGATCAAGTCTTTTATAACTTACATATTTATATTTAAGTTTGCCATCTGCACCTCTTACATATTTTGTATCTTGGTCTATATTTATTACTTCATAAGCTTTACCTGTTTTAGAATATTTTTCACTTTCTTTTTCACTTATTAAAAATCTAAAACTATAAGGCTGCCAGCCTGTGTCCATCAACTGTTTATTAATCTTAAAGTTAGGAGAACCACCACCAGTTATAGATAGTTGTGCATTAGGGTTATTATTGTTTACAGCCAACATACCAGCAGCAGCCCATAAAGCACCGCCAAGTTTTGCTTTACCTCTAGCTCTAGCTGCTACTGCTAAATTATCACTTGTCATTTCTGCAACGTGTTGTTGATACCATTTCATATTTTTTAAAGCATTACCAGCTATAGGTATCTCACCCATTTCTTTTAGAAAAGGTGTCATTTGTGCAGTTTGTTTTAGTATGTTTGCTGGTGTTCTTATAAAAGGTAAAATCTGTCTTAAATATGGGTGTTGATTAATAATCGTTTGCATACCTTTAGTAAGGCTTCCTTCTGCTAGTTGTTCTGTAAATGTTGATTGTGCTGAAAATTCTCTAGCTCGTCTATATAAATCTAAAGTCTTGTTGCTATATTTACCTGTTTTACTTTCATTCATCAAAAGATCCGTTATTTGCTTAAATCTTCTATCCATAAACTTTTGTAGCTGCACACCTGTTTTCCCTGCCCTTGTACCTTCTTCCCATATTTCTGCTTTAGCAAAAGCTCTAAAGTTTAGTTGTTTAAAAAATTCATCTTCTGCCATAAGAAATCTACTTGGCAATCTATACATTGTTGATAAACCTCTTATCAATCTATTTGATCCTTCAAGACTCATTCTTTCAAAATCAATTACTTGTGATCCTCTATCTAATATGTTTGTGTCATACTGAAAAGATTTTTTTGCTAGAGCTAAAGAATCGCTTATAGCTTGTAAAGCATAGATAGTTTCTTTAACAGCCCTACCTCTTGTTATTTCATCTTTTGCTCCAAGAGCTAAAGTTAAAGGTCTTGATAAAGAATTAAGACCAGTAGCAAGCATATTAACTTGGTGTGTTACTGGACTAGATAAGATTGAATTGATAAATATTTCATTTGTAATTTGCCAAAATCCTTGGCTAAAACCATTCTTTACTAACTTTTGATAAGCTTCTGGATTTGCAGCAGCCATATTAATTTTTCTAATTATTGGTCTAAGAGTTTTAAAATCTCCATCTTCTGCCATTTTTATAAGGTCATCTACTTTGTATTTAGTAATAGGTGATATAAATTCATCTACTTCTTTTACTACATCTTTACCTTCTACACTTACCTGTTTAATTTTATCTCCATACTTAAGATAAGCGTCTATACCTTTTCCTTTGTCAACTTTTGGTATTAGTGGCTTTTCTTTTAAAGTTCGTAAACTTAAACCTAAAACACTATCAACAGGTCTTTTTAAATTAATTAATGAGTCGTTAATTATTTGTTCTTGCTTGTATTCTGTTAAAAGTTTTTTTACTAAATCTTTATTACCTGTTGCAGCAGCTACATCTATAGCGTCTGTATATCTCATTATAGATTGAGTACTTTCAAACAATAATTGTTTTGCTGCAATTAAAGTAGCTGGTAGATTTTTTTCATATAAAACTTCTGTAATATCTGATAGAGCATTTACTGTATCAAAAGGAAGTTGTTTTTCTGCAATCGCTGAAAGACCAGCTATTGTATTTTTTCTTGGCGGTTTCTTACCAGTTCCCCTTGTTTTATTGACACCACCAGCTTTTGCTTCATCTAAAATTTGTTTTGTTCTTGCATTAAGAAAGTCAATAACATCTCCATGTGTTTTGAATTGACCAGCAAAGAATGTTCTTTTATATCCAAATGGATCAATAATATCTCCATCAGAATCTAGAGGAGTGATTGATTTTTGTTTTTTACTACCTACAATTTTTTCTAATTTTTTTTGTTTAGTTTTCTGTTTTTTTCTTAATAATTCAGTTTTCTTAAACTTCTTAAGAATGTTTATAAACTCCATTTCATTCATAGCTTTTTCATCAGCTATGACATCAGAGTTTGTAGCTTTCTGATAGTTTAGTAGTCTTTTTAAAAGTATTGCTTTTCTCTTTGGATCATTTTTTATTTCTTTAAAAGAGTTAACCATAAAAGCAGTTACATCATCTAACTTTTTTCCAAACAAACCAGTTAAATCTTTGGCTGTAGTAGATAGTTTTTCTCCTATACCTGTATTCTTGGCTATTTTTTTTGCAGCATCTACACCTTCTCCCCCTGCTCTTAAGGTTGTAGTTGCAAATCTGTCAAACAAAAAAGCGTGTAGGCCATTTTTTATTCTTAGTAAATATTTATCTTCGGCTGACACTATATTATCTTCTGGTGCATCTGGTGTTGCCATAAAATCAGAAACAGTTTTAGTTGCATCTACAAATTTCTCTACACCTACACCTGTCTTTAACTGAAAAGCTGTATCTACTGGTGTAGATTTTAAATACTCCACCATATTGTTGACCATATCACTACTTAAACCTTCTGAAAACAAATTAAAAGCATTATCTTCGTATGGATCTGTTAAAGCAAAATCAACAATACCAGCAGCAGCTATACCTTGAAATCTTTTAAGACCTAAAACTTTTAGTCTGTTACGCAACATGGCTGTTGGTACGACATATTGTGTTATAGCTTTAGGAATAAAATAAAATGGATTTTCTTGATCTCCTTCAATTTCAGTACCTAGTTCCTTGAGATCAATTAAATCAAAGTTACCTTTTAAATCTTTACCTAAAATTGTTCTTAATGTATCATCTCCAAGTTCAAACAGTTCATTAAAAGATTGCAGCCTACCATTGATAAGACCTCTCAATATAAGAGAAGCAGGGTTCTCTGACATTGTTTTTTCTTGTTCTGCCCTTAATGCCTTTTGATTTACTTTTGCTTTTTCTAATCGTTGTAAATAAGCATCTCTTTGCTCTATAAGAAAATTATTTAATCCTGATCCATCAGTTGTTTTATCAATAAGGTTATTAAATAATTGTTCATTATTAATAAGAGGTTTTTTTAGTTCTTTTACTAAATTAAATTCTTCTTTTTCTGGTGCTTTTGTATTTACCTCTTTTACTATTGTTGGTTCTGGTTCGACTACATTTATGTCAGGTTTAACTTCTTCTGGAATTATTTGATTGTTTTGTAGATTTGAGTCCATTATTTAAAATAATTTAGGTTCTCTTCTTGCGTCATTAAGAACATCTGTCACT